GGATGTGGGTTTATTCTGACTTGCAACTTCGTTGATCGTATCATCGAGCCTCTTCATTCTCGTTGCTCTGTGATCAAGTTCAAGATTCCAAAGTCAGAACTCCCTTCTCTTGCAAAACAATTCATGCAACGAGTGTGTGGTATTCTTGACACTGAAGGTGTAGAATACGAGAAGCCAGTGGTTGCCGAAGTGATCAAGTCTCACTTTCCTGATTGGCGCCGAGTGATCAATGAGTTGCAGCGTTACAGTGCGACTGGTAAGATCGACACTGGTATCCTACGCAACTTCTCTGACAATGCACTCGCCAAGCTGATCGGTTACATGAAAGACAAGAACTTTACAGCCGTACGTAAGTGGCTTGGAGAGTCTGACATTGAACCAACAGAATTCTTTCGTGCCTTCTTCGATAAGGCCGAGGATTATATCGGCAAAGGTAGCATGCCTCAACTCGTACTTCATCTCGCAAAGTATCAGTATCAGAATGCATTCGCTGCGGATCCTGAGATCAACCTCATGGCATGTCTCACCGAGATCATGGCTGACTGCGAGTTTCTGTGATTTGGTTCAATCGAAATAAGACATGCGCCGTATGTGAAGATAAGTATCTCAAGAGCGTACCATTCCATGAAATGCAGGTAAATACTGATGAAGGTGTGGTTTCTCTTGAGATTTGTGATAAGTGTGCAGACTTCTTTGATAAGTCTGCTGACGTGATAATGAAAGGCCGCAAAGATGAAACCGTTCGACTTCGTGACATCGATCAACTCGACCAAGAAGAACCTGATGAAAGGTACGGAGAATGATGCTCTTGCCGAGAAGACATATAGTCCTTGGCTAACGAATCGTTCTCTGTCCTACTTTGCGGATAGTATCCATGCCGCCAACATGATGAATTGTAACCATAATCTCGATAACAAACTGCAATATTCCTTTTTGATAAATATCATACGACCTAGCAAACGCTTTGCGAAGTGGGTGAAAAAAGAAAAGGATGGAGATCTCGAAGCGGTTGCAGAATATTATGGTTATAACCGCCGTGCTGCCAAGGCAGCTCTTGATATCCTCTCCTCTGAACATATAAAAATAATAAAGAAAAAGATTCAGAAGGGTGAAACATGAATATTTTAGAAACTTTAGTTGAAGTGAGGCTTGGAGAAGAAGACGATTTCTTAAAAGTTCGCGAGACTTTGACTCGTATCGGCGTAGCTTCTCGTAAGGACAAGACTCTTTATCAGTCTTGCCATATCTTACACAAACAAGGCAAATATTATATCGTCCACTTTAAAGAGCTCTTTGCTCTTGACGGTAAGCCATCAGATTTTTCTGAAGAAGATAAAGGTCGTCGAAATACAATTACCAAACTTCTCTCCGACTGGGGATTGATTGCGATTGTTGATCCGGATAATATCGTTGATCCTCTGACACCACTCAATCAGATTAAGATCCTTCCATTCAAAGAAAAAAATGAATGGAGTCTTGTGACGAAATATAATATTGGTCGCAAAAAATAAGTTATTGATTTAAATCGAAACTAAAACGCACTTGGATGATTCTGAGTGCGTTTTTTTGTGTACATTATTGTCAAAACATTGTATCCTAGGTATATGATGATGAAAAGGAAAAATGATATGCTTACTCTTCGTGATATTGATGTTGCAACCAACTCAAAAGACGGTTCGATTTATTCCGACCTCTATAAAGAAGTATACGGATGCCGCCCTTATAATCCTACCTTTGAGTCGGTCGAAGCATTTGATGCTGACTTCGAAGCGCTCTCGCGTTTGCTTGATAAGGAAATCGAGAGTGAAGCTGAGTATCAACAGATCTACTTCGACAAGTTTGTTGCTCGCGTTGAAGAGACGATGCAAATCGTTCAAGGTACAACTCGCGAGCGCGCGATCGAGATCATCGCCGAAGCCGAAGGCATTCGTCAGCGCGAGTTCGATTTCTATGGCCTCGAGATTCTTGAGCATGAACTTAATCTTAAGTTTGGTTCAATCTCCAAGTGGTTATCAGAGTAAAATACCGGTGTACAATAATGCCAAACTGTGGTAGAATGATATTATCAGTTGAAAAGGAATATATTATGACTCTTACCATTGAACAAATCGAATCCACTTACGCCGTACCTGCCGACGCGACGCGTCAAAACTATTATCCCGTACGTGCCTATTGGGTACCGATTGAACTTCGCGAACAAGTTTTGGCCGCCTATCGCGAAACCAATACTCGTGTCCGTCTTCGCTATCGCGGCCCACGTTCTATTGCAATCGGCCGCGAAATGACTCGTAACGATAAGACTACTTATCTTCGTTCGCGCCATCGTGCGATGCAAGATTGTTTGATTGCCGACGCAACTCATTTTACTGTTTACGACTATACATCGCGATAAGTTGAATATATATTATTAGGAGATTATTTTATGAACGTCGAACTTTTTGCATTTCCTACAATGGAAAATCCGAAGGCGGTCGAAGATACATTTTGCGATCTTCTGAACGCGAAGCGTCGTGGAGAATCGATTCCTGTCGAAGCGCTCGATTGGATGGACACCGCGAATAACTGGTTATTGGAGTCGAAGTAATGCCGAATGAAAATAAAGGTGGAACGTTTGCTCCTGCAGATATGGATTTGTTGAAGCGTGCTCTTCGTTATTATAAAGATATGCTTGTGAGTACCGAAGAGAGCGAACGAAATGCTTCAATCGAACTCATGAAGGTGGCTAACCTTCTTCATCGAATAGGTCGTATTGCATAAAAGTTAAAGGTCCCGTAGCTCAGCTGGATAGAGCACGAGCCTTCTAAGCTTGGGGCCGCAGGTTCGAATCCTGCCGGGATCACCATTTTGTTGTGTACATTATTTCATTTCTGATGTAAGATGAATCTATAATCAGAAAGGAAACGAAGATGCTCAATTACACTCTCACCATTCGCAACGCTAAAACCAACAAGGTTCTTCGTAAGATTGAGTATAAGAACCACAGCGGTCATGCTATGATGGATGAATGCTTCTACTGGAGGCAGCATTATCGGAAGAAAGGAATTGAGGCGATCACCGAATGGTAAGGGGGGCATAGTCCAACGGCAGAGACAAAGGACTTAAAATCCTTCCAGTGTGAGTTCGAGTCTCACTGCCCCTACCATTTATTTTTATTTCGATGCGTTTTTTAGTGTACATTTTATCAAAACTTTGGTAGTATGAATAATAAGCTAAAGGAAATGGTTATGATGACATATGACGAAATTGTTGCTGACGTTGAAAAACTAATGCGCAAAGCCTGCGAAGAAGCAGCTGCTGATTATGATGAATTTGTAATGAAATTAAACGATGTATTTGATGCTCGGTTTGAAATTGTGGAGATGTGATATGGAAGTTTTTGCATTATTAGGTGGTTGGGAATACGAAGGTTCTACTTTGTTGGGTGTGTACGCTTCTGAAGAAGAACTTCGCTCTGCTCATGATGAGTATACTCGTGACGGTGATCGTTTCATCGATTTTTACTTCATCGAGCGTCGAGTACTTGGCGCTCCTATCGATCATGAACCAGATCGGATCTACATCTAAAAGAAAGAATATTATTATGCAAGTTTATGTCGTGAATAATGAATCTCCTGAAGGAGATCACTCGATTATGGTCGGAATCTACTCGTCTGAAGAGAAAGCGAGCGAGATGATCAACTTCTTGGAACGCGAGACTCCTGGTTGGTATCCTACCTACTCAGCTGAGGACGTCGATCCAGAAGAACCAATGTATTAAAGTTTAACGGACACTTAGCTCAGTAGGTAGAGCAACGGGCTTTTAACCTGTAGGTCCCGGGTTCGAGCCCCGGAGTGTCCACCAATTTGAAAGAGTATATTATGAAATACGAAGATTGGATTTTACTTCCATTGCCAGAGTCCCCTCTCGTACCGAACAAAAAGTACAGAGGTAGTAAAGTGACTTGGTCCAGTGGTGCAGTAGCATACTATTGGGTAATGTACCAATTTTAATTTTATGGACCATTAGCTCAGTTGGTAGAGCGCGGGACTCTTAATCCTTAGGTCGTAGGTTCGAATCCTACATGGTCTACCATTTTTTGGGTCGGTAAAGCTAGTGGCTCTGGCAGTGAGACTGTAAATCTCATCCGTTTGCGGGGGAGGATCGATACCTCACTGGCCCACCAAACAAAGGATAAATTATGCCAGGATCTGTAGGGCTATTTGATAAGTTACTTGTTGAGCATATTACTCAAATCAAGCCGCATACTATTTTAGATGTCGGCTGTGGTTCTGGTAACTATAGGCATATGAAAGCTGTTGCTCCTCTTGGTGCAACAATTGAAGCTATCGAGCCGACTGAAAGATACTGGACCAAGTTTGATCTAGAGAACAAGTATGATGTTCTTCATAAGATGACTGTGCAGGATTTTACTAAAACAGATGCTAAGATGTACGATCTTGTTATTTGTTTTGATATCCTTGAACATCTTTATCTAAGTGAAGCGATTGATACACTTGAGACTTTGACGTATTGTGCTCGCAATATTATTATTGCATGGCCAACAAATGTTAGTCAGGGTCACTGGGAAAATAACCCATATGAGAAACATAAGTCTAATATGAAGTTATCTGATCTCATTAGATTTGACATTACATTTTATCAAAAGGTTCCGTTAGAAAATTTTGGTAATATGATGTATCATTATGCACATATTAAAGGTATACACGGAGAATATTCTTCAAATTCCTCGATCGTCTAGCGGTAGAGGACAACAGACTCTGTTTACGGGGGTGAAGGAAAACGGCAATCCGCAGGTCTCCAAAACCTTGAGAAGTAGGTTCAATTCCTACCACCCGCCGCCAGATATATAATAGACAATGCCCTTATAGCTCAGTTGGTAGAGCAGTTGATTTGTAATCATCAGGTCCGGCGTTCGAGTCGTCGTGGGGGCACCATTTATTTTTCATTGTATGCGTTATTTAGTGTACAAATTATGTAAACTGTAGTAGATTGAATAATAAGAAATGGAGATTATAATGACTAATTCTGATTACTTGACGATGGCTGAAACTCGCTTCGCATCGGTTCAACGCTACTTTCCGAACTCTTCTGAGTTCAGCCGCTTGTTTAACATCATCCTTGATATGACAAACAAGATGACACCCGAAGAACGCCAAGCACATAAAGAAAAGACAATGGAAACTCCTGCTACGAAAGCTGCTCGCTTGAAAGAAGAGCAGCGTATCATGAAGCAAATGGAAATGAACAAAGATAGTAACAGCATATAAATAGGATTATATTATGATTAAGAAAGTTGAAATGCATGTCAGTGAACACACTCTCGACGAAGATGGTGGTCCTGGTGCACAGTCGATTGATATCAATCTTTATGTTCAAGCACTCGGTGCAACGCCGGCCGAGAAAGTAGCGATTCGCACTATTATGAATTCGGCTCAGTTGTATATCAATACAGAATTAAAGAATTTAAAATAAAGTTTATTCCCCGATAGCTCAGTGGTAGAGCAGGTGACTGTTAATCACCTGGCCGGTGGTTCGAACCCATCTCGGGGAGCCAGTTTGAGTGTAATGATTACATTCATGAGACCTCGGCAAGTCTGAAACTACCGATCACGTTAATAACAAAAGGTAAAAATATGAAAAAGTATATGTTTCCTCTTGCCGCCGCAGCGGCGTTTGTAACTACACCTGCAATGGCAAATGATTTTGCGGGTGTTCGTGCAGAAGTGACTGCAGGTCTAGACGACGTTACTGGTGGTGTAGATACCACAAAAGTAGCGTACGGTGCAGGCATTGGTCTCGATGCTGAGCTATATAAGAACGTTGTAGTTGGTGTAGAAGCCACACTTGACAATGTCTTTGATCGTCGTAATATCGGTGCATCAGCTCGTCTTGGTTATGTAGTTGCTGATAAGGCACTCGTATACGCGAAAGTTGGTTATTCCAACTGGAAGCAGACTACTGCTGCTGAACTCGAAGGTCTCCGTGTAGGAGGCGGCGTTGAAGCCAATCTATTTGGCCCAGTTTATGGCAAAGCAGAATATCGTTACACCGATTTTAATGGTGGCATTGGCCAGCACGGCGGTCTTGTAGGACTCGGTGTAAGGTTCTAATTTAACACATAGAAATCAGTGGAAGATGATGGAGGTGCATCTCTGGATTCAAGGCACACTATGAGGGTCGCTATAACTAGAACCCGAACTGCTGAACCATTGATGAAGCGACAGATCTAAGGAGTGGTACTCTTGCCCAACCAGCAATAGGTCTGTCGCTTCGCTTTATTCATGGAAATTATTATGTGGCGTATTTGGGCAAAAGCTTTAGGTGAGAAAGCAACTCCTTGTGATCGCGAGTCTGATAGAGTCGCTTTGATCCGGACTCTTTTTATCGTACAAGCTGTCATAGCAAACATTTTTCTAATTGCAAATGCAATTCATCATTGGTAGGAGTAAATTATGGTAGAACGTATTAAGATCAAAAGGTTTTGGGATATTGATGAGAATGTAGGCGATGAACTGAAAACTCTTGTTCCAAGTGTAACTTTTAAAACTCGTGTTAGAGATGACTCAATTGAAGGAGATAATCCTTATCGCTGGGAAGATGTGACGACGTGGGACTTATTCGCAGGTAAGCGTGTAGTTCTCTTCTCTCTTCCAGGCGCATTCACTCCGACGTGTTCAACTTATCAGCTTCCTGGTTTCGAAGAGAAGTTTGCTGAATTCAAGGCGCTCGGAATCAAGGACATCTACTGTGTATCGGTCAATGATGCCTTCGTCATGAATGCATGGGCCAAAGCACAGAAGGTGAAGAAGGTCAAAGTAATTCCTGATGGATCAGGTATGTTCACTCGTAAGATGGGTATGCTAGTTCATAAAGATAACCTTGGTTTTGGTGAACGCTCATGGCGTTATGCGTGTGTCGTCAATAACGGTAAGATCGAGAAATGGTTTATCGAACCAGGTGCAGAAGATAACTGTCCAGTAGATCCTTATGGTGAAACCTCTCCAGAAAACATCTTAAACTGGTTGAAAGAAAATGGATAATAAGAAAGTCGTAGCTGGAGTTGCAGGAATAGCAGTCGTAGGAATCCTTTCCTATCTTGGCTATCGTGTTGTGAAAGAACTCAACGAGCTCGAGCTCGATTTCTTCGGAGAGAATATCGAAGAATCATACTATCAGAAATATCCAAAGAAAAATAACGATACATAATCGCTAATCTTTTCGAAAAAAAACGCATTCGGACTTGTTCTGAGTGCGTTTTTTGGTGTACATTATTATCAAAACAGTGTAAGGTGGAACTATAATAAAGAAGGAAGAAAAAAATGATTAAGGTTTATCAGATTCAGCTTACCGATGCAGAGATCGATATGGTCAATAGCGGTGAAACCAGCGTACGCATCAAGGCTTACTTTGATCGTGGTTTCGAAGGTAAATTTAAAGCTGAGAATTTCCAATATTACACTCACGTTGCTAACGTTGATACCAACGATATGGAAAATGCCTTCGAAGCGATGAATCTCTGGGAAGAAAGCATATACTTCGAGGATATTTTTAAGCTCGGTCCTTGCTCTTCGATGTCAGTTGGTGATATTCTTGACGTTGACGGTAAACTTTATCGCTGCGCTTCGGCAGGTTTCACACTTCTTGAAAATTATCAAAAGGATTAATTATGCTTAAACTTTCAAATGACTTAAGTCGGTTTCCAACTCAGCGGGCGGCTTTGGCCCGTCGGAAATCCGAACTTTTTCTCGAAATCATCAAATGGACAGGCACATCCTGCGTCATTGTGGCTGCAACTTGTCGAGCATTTGATTTCCATGCGGCAGATCTTTTGATCTCGATCGCCGGCGCTGGTCTTTGGGGTTATGCTGCAATTGCAATGAGAGATAAAGCACTGATTGCTGTAAACGCACTTGTTGTTGGTATTTTAATTGTAGGAGTTATTGTATGAAGTTTGATCCTGTCCTCGCTCGGCGCCTGAAGAACGTTCTCGTTGCATCTCAGCGGGCAGAGAATCCAGCATTTAAACAAATGTGGGTAAAAAAGTTTGACGAGCTATTCCTGAAAGCTGAATAAACAGCTTAAGCATTTTGAAGATAGTATAAATAATCCTATGGGTTACGATACTATATTTAAACTTATTGGAGATGTCGGATTCCCCATCGCAGCAGCTTTGCTCGGTGGGGTTTTTGTTTACTTTGTTATCAACTACATTCTCGAGAGCGTCGTCAAGGCAATCAGGGGAATGCAGGGTATTATTATGGGGCTTGACAACAGAGTCAAGACAATGAACCATGATATTATTCGCGTTGATGCAGTTGTAAGTTCCGCTCTTGGTCTGAAACCAGATCTCGACAGAATCGCACGAGCAGACGGGAAGAACGATGCTCGGAAAGATTAATGGATCCACAACTCATTGCAGAACTTGTAAAACAATACGGATTTCCAATTGTCGCAGCGGTCGGCATGGGTTATTTTGTGTGGTTCATTTATAAGTTTGTCACAGATAAACTAATGCCATTGATTGGCGAAACCAATGGGATTTTAATTGCTTTGATTGATCGTGTCCGTATGTTGGATAATGATCTTATTCGATTGAACCAGAAGGTGAGTGTTGTATTGCAGATAAAGGAAGATCACAGTGAACATAAATCTAAAGATTGAAATCATTAAGATCTTCTCGCTTGAATTTAGTCTTTCTTCAAACAAAGATATGCCTTTAAAGAAGGAAAAGAAAGATGAAAAAGAGTCTGCTCCTGCTAGCTCTGATACTAAGCAGCCCAGTAAAAGCTGATCCTCTCGTACAACAGTTTAAAAGTCCATCCTTCAATGGATATGGATGGTCGTCACATGTGCAGTCAATCGATGCACAAGAACGTTCTCGTGAGCAGGCAATTAGAGATGCCGAAGCCGCAAAGATTGCTCTTGCAAGAGCTGAAGCTTCAAACACTCCGCTTGCAAAGTTTATGGCGCTGTTTACCTCGCAGGTATATGCTCAGCTAGCCACTCAATTGTCGAACAATCTGTTTGCCGAAGGTTCTGCTCAACAAGGTATGTTTAATCTTGATGGTAATACGATTAGCTATGTAAAGACTGGTACATCTGTGACGTTGACAGTTGTCGATAAATTTGGTAATACGACAGTCGTGACTGTTCCTATCGCAACATTTGCATTTTAAGGAGAAGTCATGAAAAAGCTTTTATTACTTCCATTACTTCTTATTACAACCGCTTGCGCAGGAGGAGTGCATCCTCATCTCAATCAGTCATATCTCGCAAGAGAAGATGCTGAAGTAGAAAGATTTGCAAATCCTAAGTTGTTCAGAACTCTACCAGAACTTGATGGTCAGGTAATTCCGATTGCCATCTACTCGTTCACTGATAGAACAGGACAACGCAAACCTTCTGCTACTCAAGCCAGTTTCTCGACAGCCGTCACTCAAGGCGCAGACGCTTATGTTATCAAAACATTGGCAGATGCTGGCGATGGCAAATGGTTTAAACCAGTCGAGCGTGTAGGCATTGATTCTTTGATCAAAGAACGTCAGCTCGTAAGACAGATGAGAGAGCAACAACTCGGCGAAAGCGCAGAACCGCTTCCTCCTTTGATGGTTGCAGGTATCATCCTTGAAGGTGGTATTATTGACTATAGTTCAAATACCAAAACTGGTGGTAACGGCGCAAGATTCCTCGGAATCGGTCCTTATCAACAGTATTCAGAAGATCAAGTTACTATTAGTATGCGACTCGTTTCGGTTCAGACAGGTGAAGTTTTAACTTCTGTCACCGTTGAGAAGAATTTACTCTCTACGTCCGA